ATCATCCTGCTTGAACTATCGTGGAACTCCTAAACGTACTTGCTGAACGGCACACCGATTGGATTCGGATGGTCAAGAGCTTTGGTGCAGACCAAGACCTTGCCAACGACATCGTCCAAGAGATGTACGTTCGCCTGTACAAATACGTTGGGGAACCTGAAAAGATTATGTACAACGAGAAGGAGGTCAACACCTTCTTCGTGTACGTCACCCTGCGCAATATGTACGCTACCTTGATGAAGGCCAAAGGTCGCATTGAGTTTGTGGATGTCAGCCAACTGGAAGAAGAACTAATCTTTGAGGAGGCCAACGAAGAAGCCGAAGTGCAGCTCGTAGCCCTATACGATGAGATATGGGAGCAAGCAGACGATTGGCATTGGTACGACCGAAAGATATTTGACCTGTACCACAATACCGATATGAGCATCAGAACGCTCGCAGACAAAACAAAAATATCAGCACGTTCAATTTTCAACACCCTAAAAAATGCAAGAGAACGAATCCAAGACGAATGCAACGACCACTACCAAGCGTGGAAGGAAGCCTCGCAAGAGTAGCGGGTTAGGAGATACCATTGAGGCCATCACCACCGTCACAGGCATCAAAGCAGCGGTAGATTGGTTTAGCGAAGCCACAGGCGTTGACTGCGGATGCGATGCACGCAAGGAGAAGCTAAACAAGATTTGGCGTTACCGCAAGCCCGAATGCCTGACCCAAGCCGAGTACGAGTTCATTGGAAAGATGAAAGGCCGTAACGTAGTGACCGCCTTTGAGCAGACCGAACTGAATAAAATCTACAACCGAGTATTCAACGACAACGTGCAGCCAACGAACTGCGGCTCGTGCTTGAAGGGTAGGTTGCAGGAATTAGAAACCTTGTACAACGCCTACTGATGTACGGAGCAAGAAAGTTTGTACAGGCATCCTACGACAGGAATGACGAGTGGGGTAGGAATGTACTTGTGCAATGGCTCCAATCATTTGCTGATAGGTTTGAGATTGTAACAAAGGACAAGGAGGACTACAAGGTTGACGTATTGACCTACGACAACAAAAACAAAAAGCAGATTGCTTTTGAGGTTGAGGTCAAGCACAACTACCCATTCACCGATGAGGAGTCCTTTAAGTTTGACACGGTGAGCTTCTTGGGCCGCAAGAAGAAGTTCGGTGACTTCTACTATGTGATTGTGTGTGCTGAAACGGAAGCTCTGCTCATGGCGCATTCTGATGTCATCTATCGTGAGGAGTACCGTGAAATCAAAACAATAGCAACAAACGAGCGCAACGGGCTTGATGAGTTCTATCGTGTTCCTAAATCTAAATGTTTATTCTATGCCAATTCCAAAACCTAATTCAGGCGAAAAGCAATCCGACTTCATTCAGCGATGTATGGAGGCCATCGGAAGCGAGTACACCGACAAAGACCAAGCAGTAGCAGTTTGCTACACACAATGGAGAGAGGGCAAATAGCCCTCTTTTTTATTCAATGGATATTCGTTTTTATGCAAATGCCTGATTTTTAGGAATCGGCTATTGTAGGTTCAATTAACCTGCATACATTTGGGTATCATTAAAAACCAATCACAATGAAAACTTTTTACACTTTTGAGGTCAACTACTTTGAAAACGACCTATTTGACTTTGTTACTTCAGTTGCTGCTGACAACTTCTCTGAAGCACTAACAAAGGTTTACCTAAAGTCCATTGAGAAAGCCGAAGGTAAATCATCCATTACGTTCAAGAATTGCTACATTGCCTAAAACCAATCAACATGAAAAACATACTTTCTTTTATCGCTCAAGTGCTTGCTGCCTTTGTGGTAGTGATGGCATACCTATACACCCTTGAATACTTTGGAATATGATTTTTGAGATTGATGACCTTCAGATGTGGCTTGAGGATGTAGTCAAGATGCCACAGGCTTACTGGAACGCAGTAGAAGCAGGAACCGATAGAGAATACCTCGCCCAATGGCTTGGGTACGAATCGGTAGACGAGATGGAGAAGTACGAGATGCAGATTGAGTACAAGGAGGAATCCTACAACGAGGATGGCTACACCAACACCACAAGCTACCCCACCTCGCACATTGAGAATCCACCTACCAAGATGGATATGGAACTTTACTACAAATGGATTAACTGGGCAACCGAAGCAGCAGCAGATGAATACTAAATCCAAATCCGCAATGACTCTTTTCTTTGAGTACCATCCCGAGTTCAGCGATGCCATCAAAGAGATGTACCTCCACATTGAGCGCACTCAACTTGAATCAGCATACTTCACAGGCAAGGTGCAGTACGATTCAGGCAAGTCCGAGCAGCAATTCTTTGCCGAGCGTTATGAAGATTAACCAACTTGACTTGTTCAGCGGAATCGGTGGATTCCATCTCGGCTTTGAGCGAGCAGGATATGAAGTCACATCCTACTTCTCGGAGATAGACCAACACGCTATCGCAGTATACAAACATCAATTCCCAAACTCTACTTATGTCGGATCAGTTACAAATGTTCGGGGAGCAGACCTTCCCCGAATTGACCTCATCACTTTCGGAAGTCCTTGCCAAGATTTCTCATTGGCAGGAAAACGAGCTGGGATGGAAGGAGAAAGAAGTTCTCTTGTCCTCCAAGCAATCCGCCTTATTGGCGAATGCCGACCAAGTGTATTTGTCTGGGAAAATGTTAAAGGCACGTTCTCCTCAAATGATGGCGCAGACTTTTGGGCGATTATCCAAGCCTTTACCAACATTGGGGGTTATAGACTTGAATGGCAATTGCTTAATACAAGTTGGTTTCTACCCCAAAATAGAGAGCGGATATACCTTGTCGGATATTCTACAACCACAGGAGGAGATTGGCGAGGAGTATTTCCTATCGGAGAAGGTGATAAATCAAATCCTGTCCAACGAGTCCAAATAGTCGGGCATCGTGGCACAGGCGGTCAGCAAGGATTCATCTATGGTGAGGATGGCATAGCGGCTACTCTAAACGCCTGTAGCTACAAAGACCCGATGAAAGTACAGGTGCTTGATAAGCGTGGCAACCACAAGAAAGGTGAGAATGCTTATACGCTTGTAGCTGGATATTACAAGCAGCCATCTGATGGTGATTACCTGAAAGTAAAGCAAATCGGTACGAGGCGTGATTCCAATGGTGGAACACAACCCTATCAGCAAGACCGAGTGTATGATGCTGATGGAATTGTTCCTGCATTAAATCGTGGCAAGAGTGATTTGATTATTAAACAGGAGATTGGCGATTATCGTAGTGATGAAGGATGGAGGCCACGAAAAGATGGAAATTGCCCAACACTTGCTGCTCGTGCAAGGGAAGATGGTAGCGGTCAGCCATTGCTAAAAACAAACTATTCAAGCAAAGCTCTAAATGAAACGATAGAGAACAGTGAATTAGTAGAAGGAGAACCGCAAGCTCTTGATTTGTACAATCGTGTAGCAAGAAGCGAATCACCAACCCTCACCGAGCCACACCACAACTCTCTACGGATGTTTGATGGCTACCGTATCAGAAGGCTCACGCCCATTGAATGCGAACGCTTACAGGGATTCACCGATGACCATACCGCCTTTGGCAACTACGATGGTGTAGTGAAGCCAATGAGCAACACCCAACGCTACAAGCAATGTGGCAACGCAGTAACGGTGGATGTGGTTGCGGCAGTTGCAAAAAATTGTTTACCTTTATTCAAAACCAATCAACAATGAAAATCATAGAACTACTTGATGGCAGCACTTGGGATATGGAAACAGTCCTGACCAAGATGCACGATGATGACTTCTACTACGGCAACCTGTCAAAGAATGCCCTGTCATCTTCCGCCTGTAAGCTCCTGCTTACCTCACCCAAGACCTACCACTACGTCACCAAGTACGGCAGTCAGGATTCAGATGCCTTCTCGGTAGGCCGACTGGTTCACCTTATGGCTCTTGAGCCTCACCGTGTAGAGGAGTACAAGGTGATTGAGGTGCAGAGCAAGAACGCAAAGGCTTGGCAGGAAGCAAAAGGCGAACGCAACCTATGCACCCGCAAGGAGTTTGACGAGGCTCAACGGATTGCTGATGCGCTACTTCGCAACGAGTACTTCCTGTCAATGATTGAGGGATGCGAGTTTGAGAAGCCAGCAATCGGAATGATAGAGGGTATGCCCTTCCGTGCAAAGGCAGACATCATCGCTGACGGCTTCTTGGCTGACCTGAAAACAACAACCGACCTACGGGCATTCCCTTACTCGGCAAAGAAGTACGGCTACGATGTACAGGCGTTCATCTACACTCGGTTGTTCGGTGTGCCGATTGACAAGTTCTACTTCATCGCTATTGACAAGGCGAGCTTGGATGTAGGCATCTACTCCATCACTCCCGAGTTCGTAGCAGAAGGCGAACGCAAAACGCTTGAGGCAATAGAATTGTACAAGCAGTTCTTCATCTTGGGTGAGGACTTGGACTCGTACACAATCTTCGGTGAGTTATGAAGACACCAATGCAGAAGTACATCCTTGAACTCCGCAAGAGGCGGAACATAGCGGTGTACGGAAAGAATACGGAAGCAGCACAGGCGTACAACATTAGCTTGCTGATTGCGGAACGCTACCTTCAGATGGAGCGCAACGCTATTGAATCGGCTTGCACTTGGGGATTCGTTTGCAAGAACCAATACAAGTCAGTCATCACATCAGGAGAACAATACTTTAAAGAGAAATACAATGAGGATATTTATTGTTAAGGAATTGCATGGCTATGAAGCTTGGGACATTGCATTCTTTACCAACCGAGAAGCGGCAGAAGAATGCAAGAAGTATTTGGATTCTATGTACAACGATGATGATTACTTCATCCACGAATTAGAAGTTAAAGAAACCTTTAACACCAACGAGAAATGAAAGCAACACTTGAATACAACCTACCTGATGAGCAAGAGGAGTTCCAAGATGCAGTCAATGGTGCTAAATGGAAGTACGCTATGTGGGTAATGGATAACGAACTGCGAGCTTTGACCAAGTACGCTCCTGATTCAATGCCTGATATGGAACACGAAACGTATGAGAAGATTCGCAACACCCTACACCGCATCCTAAACGAAAACGAACTAAACCTATGAGAGAGCAATTTATGCGTATCGCAATGGCGAGGCTACGCAGCACCTATCCGTTTAAACCCCAACGCAGAGCGGTTGCAGCTCGTATGTGGGTAAGCCATCTTGAACGCTACGCTATGAAAGAATGGCAACGTGAACAAATGCGCCAAGTTCGTGGATGCTCTGCCCACGCAGCACAACAGGAGTGGGAACTGCAAGAAGAAGAACTCAACAAGCGAATGGACATAATCGGGCAGAACGGCAATACAGGCGAACACTATGAGTAGACCCTTTGTCCTTGCCTTTCACAAGGTCAATTCAGGCGTAAGCTATCACCGTGTGTTTGCGCCACTAATCTGCCACCACGATGCGGACGTGATGTTCATTGAGAAGATTACGGATGTTGAACCTGATATGTGGGCAAAGGTCACGCACATCTTCGCAAGCCGTGCATTCCCTGTTGAGCCGTTTGCCGACTTCGTGAAGCTCTGCCGAAAGGAAGGCATCAAACTAATCGTTGACCAAGACGATTGGTGGGTGCTACCTCCTAACCATCCCCTCAACGGATTCTTCGGTACGCAGATGAAAGAGCGCATAATACGTTCAATGAAAGCAGCAGACGAGGTATGGGTGACCAACAAGCACCTCGCCTCAAAGGTGAAGAAGTACAACACCAACATCCGAATCATCCCCAACGCCATCAGCGTACCCACTTGGCAGATAAACCGCCAACCCTCCGACAAAGTAAGATTCGGATACATCGGAGGCAACCATCACCAAGCGGATGTCAAAGCATCTACTATTGACCTTACTGGATACGAAGCGTTTGTTGCTGACGTGGATGGCTACCCCGAAATGATGAAAGCACCATACAAGCTCAACACCTTCCCCCCGAACTCATACCATCGCCTGTATGACTTCTTTGACGTGAGCCTTGTGCCTTTGGTAGGTTCGGAGTTTGCCAAGTGCAAATCCCATTTGAAGATGCTTGAGGCTGGATTCAGCCGTTGCGCCCTAATAGTGAGCAACACGCATCCCTACACGCCCTACATCACCAAAGACAACTGTATTGCCATCAATCACCCATCGGAATGGGCAGGAGCAATCAAGAGGCTAAACGATAACCCCAACCAAGTCCAAGACCTTGCAGATTCGTTATACGAGTTCGCACAAGACTTCACGATGGACAAAATAAACGAACTGCGATGCTTTACATTGTAACCCCTTGCTCACGCCCACAAAACCTCAAGTACATCAGGCAGCACATTCCTGAATGGGCAACGTGGGTTGTGATGATGGACGCAAATTGCGACTTCAAGGAAGCAACAGGCGCAAGCGTAACCCACTACTCAAAGCAGACAGGATACTGGGGACACCCACTACGCAATGAGTTCCTTGACCTTTACGCAGAACATTTCACACAAGATGACTGGGTGTACTTCTTGGACGATGACAACATCCTACACCCAAAGTTCAACGAGCAATGGTCAACCATTCACAACCTTGACTCATCCATAGTCACGTGGGGACAAGAGGGAAGGCTACGCCCTACCGACCAACCAAGAGTCGGAAACATAGACACCGCCTGCTTTATGTTCAAACCCTACCACGTTCCAAAGATTAGATTCAATGACACCTACGAAGCAGATGGAACCTTTGCAGAGGCCGTAGCCAAGCAAGGAACACTTATCTGCGTAGATGCCTACCTTTGCTATTATAACGCTCTGCGATGAAGAACCACACAAAGGTCTACCTGAAGGCAATGGGCTACGATACAACTGACTTTGTGCCTTGCGAGGTGTGTGGAGCCAAAGCCGTAGACATACACCACATTGAATCTCGTGGTATGGGAGGGAGCAAACAGGCGGACACCATAGATAACCTGATGGCTCTATGCCGAGATTGCCACATCACATACGGTGACATCAAGCAACACAAAGAGATGCTTCAAGCAAGACACAAATACCAACTATCTAAAAGAGTTATTTAATTATGAAACGAGTACCTATCTCGCAGGTTATTCCTAACCCGACCAACCCACGCATCATCAAGGATGACAAGTTCAAGAAGCTAACGAAGTCCATCCAAGAGTTTCCGCAGATGCTTGAGCTGCGCCCTATCGTGGTGGATAGCAATATGGTCGTTCTTGGCGGCAATATGCGCCTGAAGGCTTGCATTGCAGCAGGGCTTAAAGAAGTGCCTATCATCGTAGCGGACAACCTAACCGAGCAGCAACAGGCGGAGTTCATCATCAAAGACAACGTAGGCTTCGGAGAATGGGATTGGGACTTGCTCGCTAACCAATGGGACGTAGAGGCGTTAGAGGATTGGGGGCTTGAGCTTCCGTTTGACAATACCCCTGTGCTTGAAGCCGAAGAGGATGACTACGAAGCACCATCCGAAATACAAACGGACATCGTATTAGGTGACCTGATAGAGATAGGCCAACACCGCCTGCTATGTGGGGACTCTACCGATAGCGATGCAGTTGCAAGGTTGATGAACAATGAAACGGTAAATCTGCTCACCGACCCACCTTATGGCATTAACGCAAACAAGCAAACGCTTGGAAGCGGTAAGAAGCAATTTCATCGTGGTGAATCTTGGGACGCTGAAGTTCCTGATTTTTTCTACATTCTTGAATTTGTAGAAAAGGCAATTATTTGGGGAGGCAATTATTTTACCAATAGACTTGAGCCAAATAATGATTGGTTATGTTGGCACAAAAAAAATGACAATTTAAGCTTTTCAGAATTTGAACTTGCTTGGACTAATCTTGGAAATAACTGCCGACATCTATCTCATCATTGGGGCAAGGAAACAAAACTGCATCCAACAATGAAACCCGTCAAGGTAATTGAATGGTGTATTGGTATGCTTGATTCAAAACCTATCCTTGACATTTTTTGTGGTAGCGGCTCTACAATGGTAGCAGCACACCAACTTAACCGTAAGTGCTATGGTATGGAACTTGACCCGAAGTACTGCCAAGTGATTGTAGACCGAATGCATAAACTTGACCCATCACTTGAAATTAAAATAAACGGCAAACCGTATGGCAAATAATGACATCCTTAAAAAGGCAATGCTTGAGGCTTTGGAGAAATCTTTAGGTGTTGTCACCTCTGCCTGCAAGACGGTGGACATCTCAAGAGAAACGCACTACCGATGGATGCGTGAGGATGCTGACTACAAAGCAGGAGTTGAAGCACTATCAGACGTTGCCCTTGACTTCGCAGAAAGCCAACTCCACAAGCAAATCAAAGACGGCAACTCAACCGCCACAATCTTCTACCTAAAGACAAAGGGCAAGAAGCGTGGGTACATAGAACGCCAAGAGGTAGAGGTGGCATCAGGCAAGATGTTCCAAATAGAGGTGCTTGGGGAAGATTCAGACCAATAAGGTATTCAACCACCTAAAGCGCAGCGACAAGAAGATAGTCGTTGAGCAGGGCGGAACCCGAAGCGGAAAAACGTACAACATCCTGCTTTGGGTAATTTTCTATTATACGGACCAACATACGGACAAGACGATAACAATCTGCCGTAAGACGTTCCCATCGCTTCGTGCTTCGGTAATGCGTGACTTCTTTGAAATACTGCGTAGCCACGACCTGTACCGTGAGGAGTACCACAACAAGTCAAACCACGAATACTACCTCAACGGTAACTTGGTTGAGTTTATCAGCCTTGACCAACCACAAAAGATACGAGGCCGCAAGCGTGACCTGTTGTACATCAACGAGGCCAACGAGCTAACGTACGAGGATTGGCAGCAGCTCATCCTGCGTACCGAAGGCAGGGCAATCCTTGACTACAACCCTTCGGATGCGTTCCATTGGATTTACGACAAGGTGGTTACCCGTGATGACTGCGACTTCTACCAAACGACCTACCTTGACAACCCGTTCCTTGATGCAGGCATCAAAGCCGAGATTGAACGCTTAAAGGAAACGGACGAGGACTATTGGCGCATCTACGGCTTGGGCGAGCGTGGCATGAGCCGTGCCACCATCTTCCAATTCGGGATGAATGAAATACCTGCTGATGCAAGCCTACTCGCTTATGGGATGGACTTCGGCTACACCAACGACCCGACCTCGCTTGTAGCGGTGTACAAGTCGGGTGACAACCTGTATGCCGATGAACTCATCTACCAAACAGGACTCACCAACCCAGACATTAGCAACCGACTCAAAGACCTAAACCTTGACAGGCGCACGGAAGTATTTGCGGACTCTGCTGAACCCAAATCCATTGAGGAGTTGCATCGCATGGGGTGGAACGTAAAGCCCACGCAGAAGGGCGCAGATAGCGTTATAGTGGGTATTGACGTGCTGAAGCGACACAAGCTATTCGTGACCCCACGAAGCAACAACCTAATCAAGGAACTTCAGAACTACAAATGGGTAGAGGACAAGAACGGCAACCTCCTCAACAAGCCCATAGATGCGTTTAACCACGCCATTGATGCAATGCGGTACGCAACATACAACAAGCTCTCACGCCCCAACTACGGGCGGTATGCTATACGCTAATTTTAAAAGGTTATTTGAATATGGAACTGAAGGTCATAGTACCCACCTCACTATCTGAAATCACCCTTGACCAATACCAACGCTTTGCACGGTTGGAGGGTGACGAGGAGTTCCTCACCCATAAGATGCTTGAAATCTTCTGCGGTGTGCCTTTGGCGCAACTGCCGAACGTCAAGTTCTCAAGCGTAGCAAATGTGATGCGCCACATCAACACGATGTTTGAGGAGAAGCCATCACTCAAGCCTACGTTCACGATTGGTGAACAGGAGTTCGGATTCATCCCCAACCTAGAAGACATCACCTTTGGCGAGTACGTTGACCTTGACAACTACATGGGCGATGTGCAGAACCTCCACAAGACGATGGCGGTGTTATACCGACCTGTCACGGAGAAGGCAGGCAAGCGATATGCCATTGAGCCATACGAGTCAGCGCAGAAGTATGAGCAGCAGATGAAGGATGCTCCAATGGATGCGGTAATGGGTGCATCGCTTTTTTTTT